AATACTATGTATGGCTTAAAATAAATTGTTAATAACTTTTTGAAAATATTTAACCTGACATTTTACCATGTCAGGTTTTTTGTTTATATTTACATTATAATTAAAACAGATAAATTATGACAATCTACACAGTTATCCCGTTCTTTTCTGATGGTATTGAAATCTTTCAAAATGATGTTGCTAGCTTTCAGGATTATGATGAAGCATATTACTATGCTACTAATAGTATTGACGGAAAGAGATTTGAAATTATTAAAAATGAATTAAACTAAAAATATGAATTGTAACTACAGAATACTAAAAGATGTCCATATTGGACTAAGAGTACGTAAAACAAAAGACAAAACTACAGTGCCTTTTAAAAATGACCCGATGACGGGCGTAAAAATCATAAAATGGAACCAATTAGGGTTTCAACTGAGTCACTCAGACTTACCAAAAGATATTTGGGTTGATTTCCATCAATTGCCACTTGATAGCCTTCAATTAGAATACGGAGTTATTAAGAATCCAATCACATTTGTAGAGGAAGTAATGGTCGGAGGTTCAATGGTTCTTGTCAGAGCTGATACATTGGATTACATGGAAATGATACATGACAAGAAGGAAAAGGAGGAGGCTGCAACATACGGTGTTAGAGCATTGACTCCAGGTGATAGAGTCATTAGTGCAATATGTAAACATGGAAATGTAATGGTGTACTTAGGTACATTCAATATTACAACCTATGGATATTCTAGAAGTTATAGTTATAGAAGCGATAGCAGAACGTTTTACTATGTGAATGAAACTCCTGAAAGAGCCTTCTTTGCTTATGAAGACCCTGATGGAACATATAACATTAAATCATATCCACTTCAAAACAAAATTGTCAAAGAGAATTATTTAGCTTCTGACAAGGATAAAGGCGATAGAGTAGACCCTCAATTCATTGACGAGTCCCAGAATTTACAAATGGTTCTAGATTTGGCACTAGCCAGAAGATATGAGGCAAAATATTCTGATGAGAAAATTAGAGAAATTAGAAAACAATACTCTAAAATGAAATATGGTGAATATGACCCTATTTGTTACATTCAAAAGGGTAAAACCAATATTAGAGAAAATGCACTAGGTTTTATGAAAGAAGGTAATTTAATGGAAACTACCCGGGTATATTTAAACGAACAAGAGGCAAATTCTGCATATAGTGACTCGAGAAGATATTAAACTTTAACAAAATTTTAACACTTCGGATTTTACCGATTAGAAACAATTGATTATATTTACATATCTAATTTTAACAAAGAAACATTATGAGAAATTCAATTTTAACAATTCAAATTTTAGTAGTAGCATTAATTATCGGAGCCATTGGTTTAGGAATTACCGGTTATGCTAATGTAAACACAATTACCGCCAAAGTAGAGGGTAAGGAGAGAATTACCGAACAGAATGGAAAAACCATCGACTCTTATTATTTAGTGTACACTGACAAAGGTACCTTAAAACTGGAAGATGACCTTTTCCGTGGTAATTTTTATTCAAGCGACGAGTATGGAAAACTTAGACAGGATTCTACATACACTTTTAAAACTTCAGGTTACCGTATTGGTTTCTTAAGTTCATATCCTAACATTATAGAAGTTAAGTAATGTTAAGCGCCGCAAAATACGTAATTGTTGATGGATGTGCCATCATATTCTCAGCAGCTATCCAACATAAAGATATGGTTGGACACAATGAAATAGCAACTGGAGCCGGATTTGTTAGATTCCATTACGATGAATCTAAAGAACAAATTATTGCTAATGCTTATGGCAAATCAATATCACTAGGAATCGCCTCACAGGAGAAAGACACTCATATCCTAACAACACAAATAACTAATACCTATTAAGATGCAAAAACATTATTTTGAATTAGACAAAGTAGACTCAATTACTTTAACACACGAAACCGGAACAACTTATAGATGGTTTCCTTCTATTCCACCAACTCCTAAAACATTTTTAGGAATTAAGTATGGTATGAAACCTGGAATTATTGCCGGTTGGAATAATAATGTCGATAACGATGGAAACGAACATCAGTACAGAACATGGGCTAGAACGCAATCATCATACTTTAAGGACTACTCATGGTATAGAGTCGATGAAAATGCAAAAAGAGTTTACAACAAAGCCTATGTTGAAATCCGCTTTGGATATAAACAAACATTTGGAGTTCGATTCGAATCAAACGAAGAGGCTCAAGCCTACGTAGATGACCTAATCCTATGCTCAGACAAAGAATTCCACGTAATCATAAACAAATAAGATATGAAAGAATATGCAATTATAGTACGAACTGATTCGTACGCAGGAAATTTTGAAAGAGAATTATGTGCGCATTTAACCGGAATTGTAGGTGAATGTGAAGTAGGAGATGAATATGTCGACGAATCAATCGAGTCGATATTTGAAGGTATCGTAGCTCATATACCTGACGATAACGGTTGTAGACGTCCAGTTTCTTTAGGCGGATGCTCGAAAACTAAAGGATTTAATGGAAACGATGTAGTAATTTGGTTTGATGGATTACCTAGTGATGAACAAAAAAAATTACTTAAGGAAAGAGCATTGACATTTAATAAAGCTGCGACTAAACATAATCAATGGCACAAAAAAGACATTAAAATTGACTCTATTATTTTAAGAGAAATCGATACAACTATTAACTCAATTAATCATACACTATGAAATTAAATATCAATTCAAACAGCGCCCAATTATACAGATGGTTCTATGGAACATCTAGAATGCCAGAATCCTTATGTCCTTACTTTTGGAAACTTGTCTTAATGTGGACTTTTATCCTACCATATTCTATTCTATCCCTTCCAGTAATTATTATGGAAAGACTTGACAGGAGTCAAACACATTCGACTGGAGAACGTGCAGGCCTAGGATTTATTGTATGGTTTGTAATATTAATCCTAATAGGTATGGTATCATGGTTCGGTTTACTTTTTGTAGAACCTGTTAAAAATACAATATACTATCATTTAACTGTAATTGGTTTTTTCGGATGGGTACTTTCTCTAGGAATTGGAATTACCACTTTATATAACTATTTAGTTAAAAAATATAAAGAATCTAAAATTAAATATGATGAGGATGGACGCCGAATTTGGAACCCTGAGCCAAAACAGGATTCAATCATTGTAAGTTTTATTAAAGCATCTTATAATAAATACTGTCCTAGAATAGATTGGAGACATAAAGATATACAATAAGAATATGAACACTGAATTTAAAAATGTAATTCCCGGAACGATTTACCGGCATTACAAAGGAGAACTTTATAAAGTTCTACACTTAGCAAAGAACACTGATAACAATGAAACAATGGTTATCTATCGTTCAATTCAATTTGGAACGTATTATGCTCGACCATTAACAGACTGGAATACTCCAGTTAATAGCAACCCAAGATTTAGTGTTTACACTTATTAAAATATAAAACTATGAACGCAAACGAAACACTTAAGCAAGGATTAGAATGGCTAAAAGGCCCGGAAGGACAAAAATCGATGGAAGACTATTTTGATAAACTTTCCCAACGAGCTGCTATCGAACAATCAAGAGCCAAGAAACTTTTAGAAATGTACAGGGTTTGTGACGATTCTACCTTTGATTATTTAATGCTGGACATTTTAGTGAAGCAGGAGAAATATGACCAGAGACATTATACAACATACGCCGAAAGACCATTACACCTTATGAATTTAATGTGGGAAATTGCATCAAAGGAAGGTGTTGAAATCGACCCAATCGATGGACTAACCGAGAACTTCTCTTCAATGGTCTATGATTATTACGGGTACCAATTTGCAATCACACACGGACAAGGTTCAGTGTTGAGTGTTTATCGTCAAAATGATTTAAGATACCGTAGCTAATATGAAACACCTATCAATTGCACTAATTTACGTAGCATTCTTTGGATTAATCGGAGGTGCATGTTATCTTACCCAATCAGCAACCCCTTTATGGGCACTATTATTAACTCCACAATATAGTACTAAAAGCGATGAAGATTAAAGAACTATTAAATAAAGAAATTGAACCAAAAACAATATTTGAAGTATTTGAAGTATTTTTAGGTGGACCTTTAAGAGCAATCTACAATACGTTTAATCGTAAGGTTGTTAAAGAATCGACCAATACAAATATTGTATATGATGTTCGTCAAAGTCAACCTATTGTTATTCGTTCTGAGAAATACATGTCTGATTATTTTAGTAAGAGTAATCTTAGTTCGGGAATTGCAATAGATTCTGTTAAGTATGGAATGAAACGTGAGATTTGCGATGAGATTATGCGAAGTGACCTATTCGAATGGGCAATTGATGAAACCGTAACAGGAACCCGAATTGCCGCAAGATTAATTGTTAATAAGTTTCAAAAATAAATTGGTAAAAGTTTTACCGATTAAAAACTTTTGTTTATATTTACATATAATTAAAAACAACATATCAGATGATACAGAAATTAAACTTAGTTAATGCAGAGAATTCGGACATTAAGTACAAGGTCTCAAAATATCCAGACGGACAACAATCAATCTCACTAGACCTACCAGACACTGATTTTCATGAAAAAATCACAGTAAGTATTACTAGTAGGTTAAATTCATTCAGGGACTTAGAGGTTATTATTGCAGCCAATCAGGCACTTAGAGAATTTTCATACGTTGAGAATGTTAAGTTAAATGTTCCGTATTTCTTAGGAGCCCGTTCAGACCGTAAATTCGAGGCTGGAACAAGTAACTATCTTAAAACAGTTATTTGCCCAATTATTAACTCTCAAAATTTCTCAAGAGTAACCGTATTGGACCCACACTCTGATGTATTAGAAGCCTGCTTAAATAATTATCATAAGCACAACAATCACCGTTTAGTCAAAGATGCCCTATCAAAGATTGATAATCGTGACGGTGCACAAGAAAGAATTTGTCTAGTCAGCCCGGATGCAGGAGCCTACAAGAAAATCTTTGATGTTGCCAAAGAGTTTCATATTGATAATATTATTACCGCAACTAAAGTCCGAGATATTAGAAGTGGAAACATTATCCGAACTGAGATCCCAACATTAGACCAACACGCCGACTTAAAATATGTTATCATTGATGATATCTGTGATGGTGGCCGAACCTTTATTGAATTAGCAAAAGCAATTAAAGGGAGTCGACCAACTGCCAAAGTCTACCTGGTAGTAACACATGGTATTTTTAGTGCCGGATTCGAGCAATTAAACCAATACTTTGAAGGTATCTATACAACAAATAGTTACCGAGATATTGCAGACAATGAATACGAACAAAAAACAAACACAACCTCATTTAATATATTTTAACATGTCAAAAAAACCAAACACAATATTTGTAGAGCAATTAGTATTAGTACAAGACCCGATTTTAGGCTCTAAATATGAACTACAAATGGTAGAAGTAGAAGCTATCGATGTAGTTACTGAACTATCAGAAACATTAACTAAAGAGCTTAAAAAAGCAACCAAAAAAGCAACTAAAAAGGCAGCCAAAAATGAACAATAGAGACAATAGAGAATTTAGAATGTACGGGCTGGTTCCTTACAATATTAGTCCAATTCAGCAAGGCATCCAGTTCGGTCATGCTGTTGTTGAATATGGACTTGAATTTTCAAACACACCAGAGTATCAGACATGGGCCAAAAGGGACAAGACTTTTATAATCCTAAATGGAGGTACTACCAACAATACGGCTTTTATCAAAGGAACTCTTAACAATCATTACTTTACACTAACCGATAGATGCATTCCCGTTGGAGAATTCCACGAACCAGATTTGGGAGACCAATTAACTGCCGTAGTTTTTCTAATTGATGATAGAGTATATGACAAAGTTGCTTGGCCTGATTATAGTGGAATGTTCTATATAAATGGAACTCCGGAAGTAACAGAATATTATAGTTGGAAAATGAATTTTGCCGAAACTGAAGTTGAAGCAGACCAAATCGTATTCTTAAGAGATTTCTTAAAACAATTTAGATTAGCCTAATGGGATATTTAAACGAACAAGCAACATCTGCAATGGGAACAAACTACGGTGAAATAGAAGGTGACCTAATCCGTCTGGCGAAACAAGGTAATTTTGACGTAATTACCCATGGCTGTAATTGTTTTTGTACTATGGGAGCCGGAATAGCACCTCAAATGGCAGATGCATTTAGATGTGATGAATTTGAAATGGAACTAACTCAATATACAGAGTATGATGAAGAGGGTTATGAACACGCCGTAAAAACTAAAAACAAGGGAGACATTAATAAACTCGGTAATATTGACTATCAACATCAATATTTATGGTTTAATCATCCAGCAGTTACTGAACCTGGAGTTGCATATCCAATGAACTCGAAGTCACCAGGTCAACCGGGTGTTAAAGATATTATAGTTGTGAATTCATACACACAGTATAATTATGGTAAGAACCATAAAGATGGTGTTGCCAAGCCAATTGATTATGAGGCACTTGCACTTTGTCTACGTAAAATCAATAAGATATTTGCAGGTAAACGTATTGGACTTCCAAAAATTGGAGCCGGACTGGCCGGTGGAGATTGGAATAGAATTAAAGAGATTATTCAAACAGAATTAAAGGACATGCAAGTGTCAGTAGTAATCTATAAAATTTAACATAATTTTAACACTCCCAATTTTCTGGAATCATACATATTGATTATATTTACATTATAATTAAAACAGATAAATTATGACTGAATTAGAAAAATATGAATTGGTTAATCAATGCGAAAATCAATCACAATTAGAAGATGCTATTAATAAATTAGCAGACTCTGATGGAATGATACACGGAAGAGAGCGAAAATTCGATGCTAGCAAAATGGTTCTTGGATTGAAATACTTTTTTACTGGAGCCGATATGGCAGCTAACATTCTTACAAGAAACTACGGAATTAGACAACAAGCAATATATTTAAAAACTTTAAACAAATAATTATGAATCCATTATTTTTAACAGACGGTTACAAAACAGGACATCATCAACAATATCCAAAAGGAACTACGTTGGTCTATTCAAACTTTACTCCTCGTAGTAATAAATATGCTCCTAAAGGATGCGACCAACTAGTAAGTTTCGGCCAACAAATGGTAATGAAACAAATCCACGAGGCTTTTGACAAAGATTTCTTTAGCAAACCAAAAGATGAGGTTTGTGGAGAAATGAAAAACGAATTGTCGATGTACTTAAACACTGACTACGATGTTAGCCACTTTGAAGCCTTACATGATTTGGGTTACCTACCAATCGCAGTTAAATCAATTGAGGAAGGAGCTCTAGTACCAATGAGAGTACCTGTCTTGACAATTTACAACACACATCCAGATTTCTATTGGATTACCAATTACTTGGAGACAGTAATCTCTAACTTATTATGGAAACCAATGACTTCTGCAACTATTTCCCATGCTTACCGTAAATTATTTACATCTTGGCAAGAAAAAACTGATGCTGAAAAAGGTTGGTTCGTAGATTGGCAAGCCCATGATTTCTCAATGAGAGGTATGGACTCTATAGATGCTACAATCTCTTCAGGTTTGGGTCACTTAACAAGCTTCTCTGGTTCTGATAGTTTACCTGCAATCTTTGGAGCCAGAAAATATTACAATGAAACTGGATTTGTATCTGGTTCGGTAAATGCAACAGAGCACTCTGTAATGTGTGCTGGAAGTAAAGACGATGAGATTGGAACATTCCGTAGATTATTGGAGACATATCCAACAGGAATTCTTTCAGTAGTTTCTGACACATGGGACTTATGGAAAGTTTGTACTGAACATATTGTTACTCTTAAAGAAGAGATTTTAGCAAGAGATGGTAAAGTAGTTATTAGACCTGACTCAGGAGACCCAGTCGATATTATATGTGGTGCTAATATTATCAAAACAAATGTTCATAGTGATAATGACGTAGTTGCTTACTTAGGTGGAGTAGCAGAAGTTAATCCTACTGATGAATATTTAAACAAACCAGAAGTAAAAGGTGTTATTGAATTACTTTGGGATGTATTTGGCGGAACCATCAATGACCAAGGTTACAAAGTGTTAGACTCTCATATTGGAGCAATCTACGGAGACAGTATTACATTAGACCGTGCTGAACAAATCTTCAAAAGATTAGAGGCAAAAGGTTTTGCAAGTACAAACATTGTATTAGGTGTTGGAAGTTTCACATACCAATATAACACTAGAGATACATTTGGTTTTGCAATGAAAGCCACTTACGTAGAAGTTGATGGAGTTGGTAGAGAAATCTTCAAAGATCCAATCACTGATGATGGTGTTAAAAAATCTGCAAAAGGTTTATTAAGAGTTGCTGGAGACGAAACATGTTTCTTACTAGAAGATCAATGTACTTGGGAAGATGAAAACTCTGGATTGTTAAAAACTATATATTTGAATGGTGCTTTTGAAAACCAAACAACTCTTACAGAAATTAGAGAACGTTTAAAAAGAGCATAATGAATAGACAAAACTCACCAGTACCTTTAATAGTAATAATTTTGGCTGCACTAGTAATCTTTATGGTTACTAGTTGCAAACCAGAAAACTATAAAGAACCCAATTCCACCAATCTAAATCGATATGAGCTTAATAGTACTTCAGAATATTCTGACCGAATTTATAGTACATATACTCTTGAAGGTTGTGAATATATTGTAGTAGGTTATGGTAACTCAACATGGGGTTCTCATAAAGGAAATTGTAAAAATCTAATACACAAAGAAAATGCAAGTAATTAAACCAAACAGTAAGTTTCAAAAACAGTCACATAATTGTTCAGTGTTTCTAGCAGGTTCTATAGAAATGGGAAAGGCAGAAGATTGGCAGAAGAGAATCGAGAACAATTACATTAATACTGATGTAACACTCTACAATCCAAGACGTGATGATTGGGATGCTAGCTGGACTCAAGAACAATCAAATCCTCAATTCAACCAACAAGTAAACTGGGAAATGAATAGTCTTGAAAGAGCAGATATAATCTTCATGTACTTCTCTCCAGAAACTAAGAGCCCAATTAGTCTCTTAGAATTAGGTTTGCATGTTAGAGATAATATTATCGTATGTTGTCCTAAAGGTTTTTGGCGAAAGGGAAATGTCGATATTGTTTGTACTCGTTATGACATTCCAATCTTTGAAAATTTAGACGATGCGATTGGCGCCCTAACCACAAAGATTAATCAAAAAAATTAACATAACTATGAATTTTAACAATCAACCCGAAACATTTTCTGAAAAAAGTTACTCTGAAATATTAGAGAGTGCTCAATTAGAAAAAATGTATACTATTGAAGATGGTATTTTTAAATGTTCAATTATAACTTATTATAGAATGGAAGGTCCTTCCTATGATTTATATAATAAGTTCAATATTAACATTGAACTAGTTCAGCATGAGAGTATTGATTCATTAATTGAAGATTTTTTAAAAAATGAAAATGCGCTAATCACCCTAAATGATGCAATAACTTCTTCTATTTCGCCAGCGACAATTAAATCCTATAAAATCTTAAAAATACAAAAGATTACAATTTTTAAGAGTAATAATCCGGAAAATGCTCCATTTCTTACAACTGAGCAACAAATATCCTCAGAAGTATTCATGAAAGGTGATGAGTTTATTGAAAGGGTTTGTTCACATCCTAAATTTAATGAGTATCAAACTCGTGCAATTGAAATAGCCGAAGAGAATGAAAGAATTGCAATTCAAGCCGATAAAGAAAGAAAGTCAAATGTACTTAAAAATAATTACGAGATGTGGAAAGCTTTAAATGCTAAAAAAGAGGCTGGAGAATTCAACGAATTTTTAGGTTAACAAAAACTTTAACATATCACTAATACATCCTTAGTTGTGGATATATAGAATAAATACAATTTATTTAAAATGTACATCTATAAAACAACAAACATACAAAACAATCTAGTATACATAGGTCAAACTATAAGAGATTTGCATGTTACTGAAAAATATTTAGGATCTGGTAGATTGTTAAAAGAAGCAATACTAGAATATGGCATAGAAAATTTTAAAAAGGAAATTCTAGAATATTGTCCAACTTTAGAAATTCTAAATGAGCGCGAAATTTTTTGGATAAATTATTATAATTCCACAAATAAAAATGTTGGATATAATTTATCAAAAGGTGGAACTAATGCCAATCTTTCACCTTTTATAAAAGAATCATTAAACACAGTAGAAGCTAAAATATCTGCAACTTCCAGAAATAAGAAAAAATGGGAAGATTCTGAATATAGAAAAAAAGTAACAGATTCTAATATTTCTACATGGAGCAGCACTGATAAATTAAAGGAACATAGCAATATTCTTAAAGAAAAATGGAAATCAAAAGAAATCCGAGAAAGACATAAAAATGCTATGAATCACATGGAAATTGTAAAATGTCCGCATTGCCAAACTACCGGAAAATTAAATATAATGAATGGTAGACATTTTGAAAATTGTGTAAATCATACTGATTCTATCAAAAGAAAAATTGCAATTGAGAGATGGGAATCTATTAAAAATAGCACAAAAAAGGTACAGTGCCCTCATTGTAAAAAGATCGGAACTGTTGGAAATATGAATAGATGGCATTTTGATAATTGTAAGACTTTAAATTGTTAATAACTTTAACAAAACTTTAACACTCTAGATTTTACCGTCTAGGGTTTTTTGTTTATATTTACATTATAATTAAAACAAACAAATTATGGCAAAGATTTACCGCGTTGGTGGTTGTATTAGAGATAAATTCCTTGGATTGGACTCTAAAGATATAGATTTCACATTCGTATTGGAAGATACTAAAGGTTTTACGGTTGAGGATGGTTTTCAAATCATGACGAACTGGATGACGGACCAAGGTTTTGAAATCTTCTTAAGTACTCCAGATTGTTTTACTATTCGTGCTAAGTTTCCAAAAGACCATCAGTTTGCTGGACTGGTTGCAGATTTTGTAATGGCCCGTAAAGAGGTTGGATATGTTGAAGGAACTCGTAGACCTATTCTAGAACTTGGTACTCTTGAAGACGATTTGGTTCGTAGAGATTTTACCTTAAATGCTCTTGCAGAAGATGTTGATGGTAATCTTATTGACCTATTCGGAGGAGTAGAGGACCTAAAGGCTGGAATCCTTAGAACTCCACTGGATGCTAGAGTTACAATGATGGATGACCCATTAAGAATCTTAAGAGCTCTAAGATTCAGTATCACTAAGGATTTTACAATAAGTGATGATATTTGGGAGGCTATAAAACAACCAAACATCTTAAAGAAACTGGAACAAACAGTAAGTCACGAGAGAATCAGAGAGGAACTGCTTAAAATGTTTCAATTTAACACACCAAGAACATTTCGATTGTTAATGGATGTAGATACCTTTGAAGCTCCAGGATTCTTAGAACTAATATTTAAAGACGGGATGTGGTTACAACCCACAACTAAAAAAATATAAGTATGAAAAAGTTTTTAGAATTTATTAAGGAATTAATGGGACCACTAATAGGAACCATTTTATATTTTGTTATTGGATTTCTAGCATTTGCATGGGTCCTTACTTTTTTTGGATTATTTGTTTTTGTTGCACCAAGTCCAATATGGGTAAGATGGGTTGTAGGAGTTTTTGACTCTTTCTGCTTAATCATGGTAATTTATAGTTGGATTTATGGAGCTTACGAACGGGTTTATAAACAAAACTAGTTTTTTAAATATAATACTTATGAAACAAAATGAAGACAAAGAGATTTTAATATGTGCCTGTCACTCGACCGACCATCAACTCATAATATTATATGATGAGGATGAGGTCGAAGGGCATAGATATCCGACATGTTACTTTCATATACATTTAACTAAAAGACCATTTTTGGAACGAGTTAAATATGGATTAAAATACATTTTTGGTTATCAATGTAACTACGGAGCATTTGATGAATTTATATTCCATCCAAAAGATGCCGAAAAATTACAAGAACTTGTTAACTATTTAAAAGATTTAAAGAAATGAAAAAAATTGTTTTTTATCACACATATCTAGATGGTAATTACAAAAGTATAATCCAAAACCAATTGACTAAGTTATTCTTGGGAGGCTTGTATGATGCATGTGATTCAATACAATTACATATAGCATCGCCGAATGGGGATAGAATTCAATGGCTTTTAGATATTGTCAAAGAATATAAGAAGATAATTCCAACCGTTATTGAAATTGATAAATCGCAATATCCAAGTGATTATCGAGAATCTAAAATAACACTGCTAAATCTTAAAAAAATGGCAGATGAAGTTGAAGGATATTATTGTTATTTTCATTCAAAGGGTGTTTCCACTCGTGAAATATTTCAAGATGATTGGAGAAATTCATGCGACTGGGTTACATTTTGCGACTGGTTACCTAATATCAAAATGCTAGACGATGGATATGACGCTGTTGGCCCTAATTACAGACGACTTGATGAAGGGTATGATCCACATTTTAGTGGAAATTATTGGTGGGCGACCCATAAACATTTAAGAAACTTAAATACTGAGTTTTTAGTCGATACTACTAATATATTCCTAGAAGAATCTTGGATAGGGTCCAATTGGGGTACAATAGAAGCAAACCTTGAATCTACATTTGAATGTGGCTCAGTATATCCTCCATTAATTGAAACAACTATTAATAAATATATAAAAAACAAAAGTATGCACACTATTTTTACTCCTCAAACTAGAGAATGGCCAATATTGGCAACCCAACACCCAAGCGCTTGGGGAAATATACCAACAATCATAAAGGATATTATAACAAGATCTGGTATAAAAACAGAAAAAGCAATTGAATTTGGTGTTGAATTTGGATATTCAACATCTGCCTTTGCAAATTATTTTAATACAGTAGACGGTATTGATACCTTTGTTGGAGATCCGCATGCTGGATTTAACAGTAATATGCTTGAAGCAGCTAAATCAAATCTTGCCCAATTTTCAAATGTAAATCTTATTAGAAGTTCATATGAGGATTACATTAAAGATAATCCTGAGATGTATGATTTTGCACATGTTGATATTATACACACTTACGAAGACACTTACAATTGTGGAGAATGGTGCGTGCAGCACGCGGAAATTACAGTCTTTCATGATACTTTGTCCTTTCCAGAAGTGTACAGAGCATGTGTAGATTTAAGTGCTAAGTACAATCTTAATTTTTATAATTATGAAGAATCGTACGGTTTAGGAATACTTACAAAAATAAAACTTTAACATATTTTTAACACTTAAAGTTTTCCCGATTCAAAACAATTGATTATATTTACATATCAAATTAAAACAAACACAAAATGATTAGAGTATACCTAGATGACGTAAGAACACCAGTTGAAAAAGACTGGGTTGTTGTTAGAAGTTACGATGAATTTGTAGATAAAGTTACTGAAATTGGACTTGAGAACATTGACTTGATTTCATTAGACCATGACTTGGGAGACACTGCAATGGCCGAATGGCATAAAAATGTTTACCACAATTACGAATTGAACTATGATAATATTACGGAGAAGACTGGAATGGATTGCACTAAATGGCTGGTCAATCAATGGTTGGATGGAGCTACTGTTGTTCCTGTTGTAATACATTCTGCAAACGCAGTAGGTAGTGCAAACATGATGGGTTATATTAATAACTATAGACATATTCATAGATTGCCACAGAATTGCATCCGTGTACGAATTGAACACACTGTATAACTATGGCATATTATAATGGCCCTCGTAGAAAAAAGAAAGTTGACCCAAGTACGGTAAGACAGAGAACATCCCAAGAGGACTTTGAAAACGTACTTGGAAAACTTAAGAAGGAGGATATTAATGTCGACCCTTATTCTCAAATTAGAACTATTAACGGAATCCCACATAAGTATAAAGACGGACAATGGGTGCCACTAACAAAATTATAAAATGGCAGCAGAAGGAAATACAATTTTAGAAATCGAGGAATGGATTGTTAAGACTATTAATTCATGTACTACAATTCAACAAATAATTCGTTCCAGAAACTTAATAGATTTATACTATAAAAAACTTTCAAACGAAACTGACCTGTCTTGGGAAATCAAAAGACATATTAAAGATAATCTAGTAGAGCATTACAAGAATACAAAATTAGAATTAATTCAAAATAAAGCATGAAAGTAATATTTTTAGACAACGACGGAGTAATATGTCTCTACAATAACTGGGGAGGTCGAGCAAAGAAATGGAGCAAGTATACCAAACTTAATCCTGGACAAACAAGTCTTGCACTGGCTCCGGTTGACATACGTTTTGATGACTTTGACCAAAAAGCAATTAAGGTATTAAACCAAATCCTAGAAGAGACTGGAGCTGAAATAGTAGTAAGTTCAGATTGGAGGCTACATGCAACCCTGGAGGAAATTGGAGAATATTACTTGGCAAAAGGAATCCTAAAGGCTCCAATAGCATTTACTAAAAGATATATTGGTTGCGATAAACCAGACGAATTTGAATGGAAGCGTAGTACAATGTACGAACAACAGAGATGTATCGAAGTTCGACAGTATCTAACTGACCATCCAGAAATTACACAATGGGTTTGTATTGATGACTTAGAACTTGGAGAAAGAGACAAATACCACCACTCTCAAGAATGGGGACTATCTAACTTTGTATGGACTCCAAACGAGAAAGAGGGAATTAAACAACAAGGAGTTAAAGATAGAGTTTTACAATTTTTAAAATAAAAGGTTATGTTTAGAAGAACTAAGATTAAATTTGCTAAAAAATTTAGACAAGAATTATCTTCGGAAGACTTAAGAGGCTACCGAAATATCTTAAAGTTGTTGTATCACCCTAAGGCTGAAACACCTCTTAAAGATCCGGATGTTGCAAAATTTTATATTCAAGTACCATCACTTCACCTAGACCTAATTATCGATTCCGAAAAGGCAGAAATTGTTAATACAAAACAAATCTATCCATTAAATCTAAATGCAAAAGTAACGGAAAGAGCTGTTAAAAGAATCAGAGAGGAAGTATCGAAACAGCGAGCAGACCTTGAAGAGGTAATCCGTGGTAAAAAAGAGACAATATTAACCAAACTTTATAGCCAAATAAAATAATGAAAAACAATAACTATATGACCGATGAGGACTTTGAAGCTTTTTTAAAAAGTATCGGAGGACTTGAAAATGGTTACTACACGGGACGGGATCCCATTACGGCTAGAGGTTACTTTGCCGTAGATAATGGTTGGCTAGGAATCTTACAGAGACTTATTGTAGACCTTATTGAACTTGGATGGGACAAACAAATTTGCCAAGTTAAAGAAAAGTTTGGAGGACTCCGATTTTATACTAATGGAGTCTCTGAAGACGTTTACAGTCGAATCCGTTTGGCTGAAGATGCTTCTTATATCACTTGCGAAAAGTGTGGAGAGCTAGGAGAATTGCGAGGCGGCGGTTGGATGGCAACCTTATGCGATGAACATGCAGAAGGCCGTGAAACTTATAAAAACCCTTTCTAATGATTCGACCGCCTAAAGTATTAGTGGCTCCGCCTTATGGAGAACTTGAAAAGCAGATGTACCGTGAATGGCTTACCGAGAATGGGTTCAAACCATATTTTCTTGGAAGTGAATGCAAAAACATCGATGCTCCACTAATACTTTGCGGAGGTGGAGATGTTGGTAAAAGTCCAAAAAGAGATGCTAGAGAAACTGATTGGATTACTAGTGCACTTGAAAATGGACAACCAATAATTGGAATTTGTAGAGGAATGCAACTCTTAAACCACTACTTCGGTGGAGAGGTTGAAACTATACCTGAAAGACTGGTTGAAAACCATCTCAATGATGTATTTGATGATGATGAAGACCATTCATTCAGGCTATCCGAGTTTCATCAAGTCTATGATATTGATGGAGATTCAAAGACTGTTAATTCAAGACACCACCAACACTGTCGTTGGGTTCCATTGAACTTTGAAATAACCCACAGGGCATTAGATGGCATAGTTGAAGGATTTCAAGACGTAGAGAAGAGAATTTGGGCAGTTCAATGGCACCCAGAACGGGAAGAATGCGAGAACAATGAATATCCACTCAATAAACTTTAACATAATTTTAACATTCTGGATTTTCCGGAATCATACATATTGATTATATTTACATTATAATTAAAACAACAATTTAAAAACAAATCACATGAAAACAGTAATTGGAAGTATTTTGGTAGAATTAAGTGTAGACACAATCATGATTAAAGATGCTAAGACATTAGACTTGATTAGAGCAAAAACAGTTAATGCAAACGACGCGGTCGACACCTACAAAGAATTAGTAGTGACACTTACTGAGAAACATAAAAAATTAATGGCAAATGATTAAGGCACAAACAAACATCTACGATTCATCAACGATCAAACATTCGACATATGAATATTGGTCAAAGAACCTTTATGTAACTTTTGCGTATGCAATGTACAGATACAGTGAAGTACCTGCAGAAGTCTATCAAGAATTTGCAAATGCAACTTCACAAGGAATTGCCTTAAATGAATTGATTAAAGGTAAATATGAATTTGAAAAACTAGAAGAATAAGATGGGAAATTTCATAGTACATAAAGACCTTAAAACGGTAGAAATCTTAATGAGCTACCAGCGGTTAGAAGATGGTAAGGAACTTCCTAGTGTAATTGCTCTTGGAGCATCAACACAACGAGCATATACTTCAAGTACTCGATTTGGAGCAGTTGGAGAAGTAACATACAAAACTTCTTACAATAAGAGAAATGGCCAAAAGGTATGGAACTATTATTTGATTTGGGGAGTTGATGACCGATTCGAAGAGTCAGGATTCCAACTACTAACTACCAGAACAGGTAGAAAAGTAAGCCTTAAAAATGCATTAAAGATATTCGATGATGCTAGAAAGGCTACCGAATTTGTAAACTTTTCTAGGATTTAAAATATAATCTAAAACAAGATAATTATGCCATTTTATACAGGAACAAAAGCAGACTTTTCTGATATTCGAGAAATTGGAGGCATGTACATCTCAGAAGATGGAAATCAATGGTCAAGTAGTCCATATCCAATCCATCGAGAATTATATAGACATTTAAGGTATGTTAATTTAAGTTTTAAAGAAGCCCATGAAGCAATGTTAAACGGAACTTCAAAGGCATCTAAAAGAGTCCAAAAATACATATTGGCTAATTATAGCGCAATGAACCCACAAGATAGATAAAAATGACACTAAAAGAAAGATTCCAACAATGGTTTATTAATGATGTTGAAGAGCATTATGAAGGTACAGTAGAGGAAGTTGCTATCGAACATGAAAAGGTAGCAGATGAATTTGCTATTGGACTTTTAGAGTTTATTGAAGGAACATATTCTTACAGTAATATATTTGACTATTGGTATTTGCATGCAGATACATCTAAGACCTATACTAAAAAACAACTATTAGAAATCTATAAAAAAGAAAAAGGACTATGAAATACATTTCAATCGATATCGAAACTACAGGATTAGACCCTGAATTTAATCAAATCCTTTCAGTAGGAGCAGTAATTGAAGACACTTTGAATCCTCTTCCATTTGAAGAACTACCAAAGTTTCATGCTGTCATTAAACGCGAAAGTGTTTATGGTAGTATATTTGCACTGAATCTAAATAAAGATTTAATTCAAGCAATGAAGGATTATTCCGAAGCCCGTACCGAAGATGAAAAGAAACTGGTTGAGGAATCATTTGGAGCCAGGTTTTATCATGAAGATGAGGTTGTTGAGGCTCTTTACCAATTTTGCTACAGAAACGGTTTGGTTGATTTAGACCCTAATTGGTTAACTAGACAGGTTAAAGTAATTGGTGGTATTGCATATCCAATCCTAACATCAAATATGAATAAAACCTATCTGAACTGTGCTGGTAAAAACTTTGCAGGATTTGACAAGAAATTCTTAGAGAAGTTGCCAAGATGGAAACAAGTCTTTTCAATTCGCAGTCGAGTATTGGACCCAGGAATCCTATTTGTTGATTGGATTAA